GCTGGTAGTGTATTGTCGTATGCCATTTTAAATCCTCCTTGTTCTGTTTAAATGACTAAGATCCCGCTCAGGGATCAAGTTGCAAGTATTTATAGATCTATTTGGTAAATTATGCTGTAATATTACTATTTGAGCCAAACTTCATCACTTTTAGTACTTTCAACTAATCTGTAGCCAAGATCCTTCAGTATTCCCTCTGCCACTTTCACTGTGCCCAATCTCTTGTCCCTCTTCATCTCTATGTTGATCACGGCGTTGTTCTTGCTCAATGTTTCCCTCGCACCGTTCAGCAGTGGTATCTCGAACCCATCCACATCTATCTTTACGAAGTCCAGGTTGGTCAGTCCAAAGCTGTCAAGTGTCCTGCACTCTATGGCACCGTCTCCCTGTTTCAGCACAGTGGAGTTGAAGTCCTGCTGGGCCGTGTGTTCACGATCCGACAGACCATAGGGCCACAGCGTCACGTTTGATTCGGTGATGTTCTTGTTGAAGCACTCCCTGAAGTTGGGGTTGGGTTCGAAACAGACCACGCTGTCGAATCTCTCGGCTAAGGGTCTGGTCCATTGACCTATGTTGCTACCTATGTCCAGGCACACACGCCATTGCTTGACATGTTTTAATGCGTTATCTCTCTGTGGCCTTTGCCCGTGTCCAGCATCTTCCAGGAAGGTTGGTTTGGTATGCGATCCGTAAAGCACCCAGAAACTATTTTGGTTTGGCACTATTAAAGTTCCTTGAACTTTCTCTGTATGTCTGTGTTGGGCAGTTTTGACTGTAGAAGCTTTTTCAATCTTGCCAGCAGTTGTGCTTGGGTTTTTGTGTTTAGGTTTGTGTAGTCGGCCACAGCCCGTCTCACGGTACGGTAGTTGGCGTCTCTTATGTTCAGTGCCCTCTCTAACTGTGTTAAATTTTTAAAATGATCTTCCCATGTCCTCAGGTATCTCCTCACGGCCATAACAGGCAGTGGTTGTCTCTGTCTCATGGCCTGTGCTTGATTCTTGTCCTTCAATTTCTTCGTTATCTCTGGATCACCTGACACTATGGCCAGCATGTTGGCTAGGTCGTTATTGACTATCCTGACCTGATCGAATGTGCCTCTAGCCATGGTTTGATTTGAGTACTGCTTGGCGAATGTTTTGGCGTCATTACTCTGACTCATCACTGCCAGTGCCAGGAAGCTGAGATATATCCTCTCTGTAACTTCTGGGAATGTGAATCTCTCCAAGTCACTATGTCTCCTAATGACCTTGCCCTCAGATACATACTTTAAAAAAGGTGTTAACATACAGGTATTTATAGAGCATATGCAACGAAATTTTATTCTCACAGACATAATGAAGACTGGTCATCATACACACATTGAAGGTTTTATAGATATGAATTCCTTAAAGGATCAGCACTTTGAAACAACTGGAGAGTATTACATGCTACACAATTATGACATAGACTCCTATGATCGTAGATTCGCTATAATAGACGTAAGACATTGGAATAGTATATTCAAAAACAACACAGAATTTATGAAGGAGTTGAAGAGACGTTGTGATCTATTGCACAGTCAAGGATTTGTTTTCATTAAGGCTAACCCGTGGGAGTCACTGGAAAACGTAAACGCTGTGCCGCAATATCCTGAAATAGATGTTGAACATTTCAAGTGGACAGGAGGGATAAGTTGGTTTTGGTACTACATGTATAAAAAACACAAAGATAAAAAATTTAATTTTAACCATTCGAATAAGGAGTATGACTTTCTGTATCTAAACAAGCAATTAAGACCACACAGAGAAAAATTGTACGAAAAGTTAAAAACACAGGGCATACTTGATAACAGTTTGTATACCAAATGGCCAGATAAGAAACTACCTGCGGAATATGAACTTCCATGGGCACAAAACTACCCACGTTCTGGCAAGGATCAGGACATCTACGAACTGCCATACAATGATACGGCCTGTAGCATTGTTTCGGAATCTAATGACAATGACTATGAAGTATTCATGACAGAGAAGATATGGAAGCCAATCATAGCCAAACAAGTTTTTGTAGTGCATGGCAACTACCTATACCTACAGCGGTTGAGAGACATGGGGTTCAAAACCTTTAACAGCTACTTCGAAGAAGCATATGACTTGGATAAGGATCCAGATACAAGGATCGATACTATTGTGGATGTGTGTGATCGTTTACGTGAGGCACCATGGCAGGACATCTACCTGCACACGAAAGCATTAAGGAAACACAATCATGATACATTTTTCAACAAGGAAAAGTTAAGTTTGGAGATTGATAAGACGTTGAATCTATTTCTTGAATTTGCTGATAGCCGTTAAGTTCCTTCTAGAGAATCCCAATCTATCTACCAGTTTGACAGCGTTGCCTGCCTTGTCCACGGCAACGAAACCTTCTGGTTCAGTTACTTGTAGTCCGTTATCCGTCTGTGAGAATGAGCCTATAGCCATTGCTTGATTCATTTTCTTGAGAACAAATCCTTTCATCTGCTGTACCGCCTTGTAGAAAGTCATCATGGCCTGTAAAGGTTTCTTGGCCTTGTTCAGGAACACAGGCATCTGTTTCATCTTGTCTTGCCTCAGTTGTAAGGCCTTCTGTGCCTTAAGTCCCGACATCTGTTGTTGCATTCTGTCCGCATAGAACTTTCTAAACCCTAACAGGAATTGATTGACATTGTTGGGCAACTCACCCTGCTTGACCATCGCATTTATGTACATCTGGAACATGGGCACGAAGTCTGTGTTCTGTCCCAATACACTGGATAGGTCTCTTGGCACACTGTTCAACAATGTTTCCAATTTGTCAATACTGTTGTAGAACTGTTGTGACTCATCTGCTGTGAACTTGGCACTGCCTGACACGTCCTTGTAAGATGCATTATCAAAGAACACATCTGGACTCTGTACGAACGAGCTAACGTCTGCCCCGCCCTGTGCGTTCATTGTTGCTAATGAATCTCCTGCGTATGTTGTGTGGAATATGATTCCCAACTTGGCCCTGTCTATCTGCTTGGCTAGATCGCCATCTTCGGGAACTGCATATGTTATTGTATTGGGTGTGAAAGTCAAGTGAGGTTTACCGTCTATGTTCTTCCTTGTGATACTATCGTCTATGAACAATAGATCTCCCTGAACAACACCCTGTATGTTTAATTTTTTAAGATGCACAAGACATTTCAATAGTTTCTGTCCCAGCTCGTCTGTGCCGTGATTGGTAGCTATGTCTTTCTTTGTGTAATTGATCTTGGCCGCTTTTGCAAAAACTGCCTTGGTGCCTACGAAGAACTTGCCATTATCTGGATTGGTACCACACACCACAGCAGGTGCTCCGTCCCACTTGACTGACACACTCATGGCCTCTGAGCTGGTGCCTTTCAGTGTCAGCAGTAGTCCCCTAAAGTACTCCACAACAGCCTGTCCGCCCACATAGCCATCAGTAATCACTATGTCCTCGATGTGTTCAAGGTGCGTCCTTTTAAACTCTGTTAAAACTTCTTCTATTATCATATGCTGTATTTACAAGTTGTCCTTCACTACTTTGGCCCAATATTGAGATGCTTCTATGCCAGGGTGACCGTCCGACAGGAACGGGAAGTTTTTTTCTCTTACAAGATTCTGGTAATTAAAAAATATTTCTTTGTTAATCCAATTTTTTTTATCAAATCTCGATATCAAATCCTCCAGTATTTTGACATGATTTCGAATACCTGATTGTTTTATGTCCTCAGAGGATCTGTTAATGTTTGCCGACTCGGCTATGATTTCCAATTGGCCAGTTGGACTGGCAAAAGTCATGAAGTTTAAAAATCTGATATCCTTCAATGCACAGTGCTGTTGCAAATGTAGATAATAGTTGAGAAAGTTTTTGAAATTCAAGAATTCGTTGTAACACTTTTTGTAATAAAATTCTCGGTGTTCATGCCAGGCGTTATGATCTTTTTCATTGTGTCCAAACAAATTGTCATCGGCGGCAGATCTAGATCCAATGTGCAAATTTAAACCATTACTCAAGGTTGTCCAACCTCTGTGCCACGATGTCCATCCGATTATTAAGACATTTACTGGATTTGTATTGAGATAATCTATTGTGGAATGAAAAATCCTATCATTGGAACAGCCGCCCAGTGCAATATTCTTAGCACCTAATGAATGTGCCCAAGTTTTTTGTTCGTATGATTCATCCACAGCGGAGTGTCTTTCGTGACAGAAAGAATCACCGTTGACCAATATTAACGACATTAAATGTCCTCTTGGTATTCGCCGTCTTTGATTTTGAGTACGTTTTTCTTGATGTCTTGGTTCTCTTTGATACGAGCGACACCTCTAGAGAACTTACTTGCGTCCATGTTCTTGATCGCTGAATTGAACTTCTTCTCCAGTTTAAATGCTGTTTCCTGGTCAAAGTTCTCCCTGATGTACGTGATCAGTCTTATTGTCGACTCCAGTATGTGTGAGGCTCTACTCTCCACAACCTCTTCCTTGTCTCTTTTAAGAGGCATCGAACTTAATTCTTCTAATAAACTTCTAGTATGTTTTTGCATTGTAGGTATTTACTCTTTATTGTAGCACAATTCTAGCACAAGTCTACTAGAAATAATGCTTATTTTACTTTCCTGTAGATAAAATACTTACGTTGGTTACTGTCATCACGTATGTCTAACACTTTTAAGTTGAACATCTCTGATAATTCTATGATGAAAGGTACGTTCCATGCAAAGAACTCTATCCACTTGGCCTCTGGTTTGTTGTGTTGTACTCCTGGGTTGACCCTGAAGAACATTGTACCTCCGTCCGCTAACAGGTCCACACATCGTCCTATCTCTGCGAGTATCTTGTCCCTGCTACCAAAATTGATGGAGCCCAAACACATGATCACATCGAACTTCTGATCAGTCCTGTATTCCAGTGTGCCAACTTCGTGATCTGCTTTGTCGTTGTAAGGATCAATCCCTATCAGGTTGTCTATCTTGCCTCGGAATTCATTGTATCCACACCCAACATCAAGCACAGCACGTGGTTTCAGGCTGTTGACTTCATCTATCAGTGCCAGTCCAGAGTACTTCCATTTCTTTATGTCATTTTCCCAGTACTTGGAGAAGTATTTGTGTAGACAGGCAACATCTATTGCCTCCGCATACTGCTCCAGTGTGTCGCAACGATTCACTCCAACACCAAATGTTTCCAGTATGTAAGGTTGTGTTACTTTGTTAAGATCGTTCTGGCTATATCCTAGCAGTTGTGCAAATATCTTCTTGTTCATACTTTAATATATATTAAAAGTTTGATTAAGTCTATATCTTTTTCTTGATTGGTTTTGATAGTATGTCTCTGGTCCGGTCTGACATCACACCTGTGATTACCAACATGGGTCTGGGCTTGTTGCTGGAGTTGGCCGTTGAGTGTGGTAGGTTCTGCCAGTCAAACTTGTGTATGTCACCTGTACGCCATCTGTCGAACTGTTCGTTGCCATACATTATGAATTGTCCCGGTTCCCAATCTTGTAGCATCACCATGATACGAACAACATTGGTCGGGTCAGCGTCTAGGTCATACAGTTTGTCTATGTGCATGTTCAACACCTCTCCTGTGAACTGTATGTGTAGTTTAGACTTTGTTGTGGTCAACTCAAAGAAGTCTGTCATCCTTTGCAGTGTAGGACACTTGGTGAAGTCTGCCAGTCCTCTGTATATGGTCATCTTGGGGTCTGCACCTGCTGTCCTTAGATCATTCTCTTCCGCTTCCACATTGACATTGACATTCTCTCTGCCTGTGCCTTCTCTACGGTTAGCCCAGTTGAGAGGTTTACCATCTTCTATCACTGCTTGTAGTTCTGTCTGCCACCCACCCGTGAACTTGCCCAGATGTTCAACACAGTCTGTGTCCCGGTGCCACTTGTTGAAATGGTAGTTGCTTTTTGTTTTGGCTTCTTCCCAATTACTTGTAGACATATACCTGTATTCCCTTGTGTTCGTAATTATGTATCCGTCCTTTATTGTTGGGGAAACTTATTTCTAACAGCCTGCAAAGGTCCACGTTGTCCTTTGGCTTTGTAATTCTGTCCTTATTGTCTTTGATAAACTGCATCGTGTCCTTGTTCTCTGCCTGTATGTGTTCCCACATCCTATCTAGGTTCTCGAAGTGTTGGTAGTTTGGATATGTTATGTTGAACTCTCCACACAACTTCCACCACTCCAGACACTCATGGTCGTTCCTGTATACCATCACTATGGGATGACCTTTGGCCTTAAGTTTGTCCAATTGGTGTGCGAACGTGTGTGCTTTCACTATCCTCTTGCCCTCTCCGGAGAATGGTTTGTCCCATTCGTTGACTCCAAACTCCATGCCTGGATCCCAGTAGGCTCCAATGTGCATTAGGTGACTGCGTCCAGGGGTGTCGGCATCATGGTGATATGTTCTAGCCTCTGAGTAATCTGTGTGATTAACGTCATCACTCCAGTAGATGTTTTTAACAACACTACTCCATTTCGATCCCGGTGCCCCTGTAAACAGTATGTACATTATTTGGTCAGCTCTTCTTTGTACACAGCATTGTAACCCAACTGATTCTTTCCAAAGTCAGTGAGTGTTTTCAATGCACCTGGTGTGATGAATGACTTCAGTGTTCTAACTGCGGCATCACCCTCTGTACCTGTTCTCCATTCGTACTGTCCCACTTTCTTTTCGATAGCGGCAACTGACGCTGGGTCTTTGATCATCTTGTCCAAAGCGGCAACAAGTTTCGCTCTGTTTGGATTGCCTTTGTTCACCCAGAATGCTTTCTGTAATGCATCTCTCCAACTCTTGACCAGTTTGTATGCATCGTAGAAGTCACCACTTGGTGCGACACCGTACGTGGATTCAAACAGTGCTTCAAACGTTGGCTCCGTGAAGTTAGGATCCTTGTCGTGGTTTCCTGTCTTGACATTCAGTAGTCCATGATGGAACCATGTGTATGCATCACCTTTTCCAATAACTGGCATCACATGTTTCTTGTATGCGGCAGGGTTTTCCCTAGTTGCGTTCAAGTCACCCCTGATGAATGCTAGTCTTCTCTCTGACCCTCTCATGCCTTTCACCCAAACAATCTTGTCTTCAAATGTTTTGATTGGGTCACCTTCTGGTCCTGCGAGCAACATAACGATTGCCATGATCTCTGGAGTCATTCCAGATCCCGATGGAAACTGTATAGGTCCGTTCTTTGTGTCCGCTTTGTCTCTTGCACCAACAATGATGTTCAAGTTCATCTGTCCAATAGATTCCCAATCCATGTAGTTGTAGTCCACAGGCTCAACAAGATATGATATACCGTTACCACCATGTGATACTAATATAGTCTTGTCATCGAACCTCAGTTTGTTTTGGAACTCATTTGGTCCTAGTTGATCCCTAGCACCCGGCTTGTAGATCAAGTTGATCTTTTCACCTAGGTGTTTCTCCCATTCCTGTACAACTATCTGTGACCACACAGATGTTCCACCAGATGGTTTTTGTGGTACTATTAAATTGTAGTCTGCCATAGCTGTTGTTGTCATTAGAAACAAAGCTATTATTGTTTTCTTAAGCATAGTCTAGTTTACTCCGTTTTGTTAATCCCCAATACAGTAAAAGTATAACACAGATCATTATACAAATAAAGATCGGTCTTGTTATCAAGTCGTTCACTGTGTGGAGTGTTGTTAATTGATAAGTGAGGCTATAAATCCTGTCACTTAATAGATATCCAATGAGCAGTGCTGGCCTGCTCACCTGAAATTTTTTACATAGCAATCCAAATATAGAGAATGCTAGTAGCACTGCAAGGTCTTCCCATCCGCCCGAGTACTGTAAGGTTGCCCATACAATCACTGCAAGTATGAAAGGAAAGTAATACACGTATGGTACTCGTGTGACCCATCCTGCGAAATATGCCAAGCCATAACAGATCACAGCCGTTATGATTGTGCCCAGCAAGAATGCGTAGGTCATGCTGTTGAATAATTGTTTGTCTTCGAACGTGTCAGGAGATCCTAGATCAATGCCCAGGTACAAGAAAAGTCCCATTAGTATCGCGGCAAATGATGCACCCGGGATACCAAACAGCACCGTTGGAATAAATGAAGCGGCCTTCTGTGCGTTGTTGGCTCCTTCCGCTCCCACCACTCCTCTGACATTTCCGTTTCCAAATTTCTCCTTGGGGTTGGATGCAACCGTGGCTCCATACGCCAACCAGTCTGCCATTGCACCACCCAGGCCGGGTAGTAGTCCTATGAATGATCCTATCATTCCTCCCCTGATGCTGTCCTTCCAACACCTGATTGTGTCCCTAACACCTTGTTTGAGATCCTGCCAACTGCCATGCTCTGCTTTGATTGTGGCAGTCTGTTTCCTTTCAAACCAGCCCTTCCATAGCTCTGGTATTGCGAACAAGCCTGCAACGTAAGGCAGTATCTGTATGCCATCTTCTAGATATCTCCAACCCATAGTGAAACGAGGTACGTTGTTGACATCAACTCCTACCAAGCCTATGGTAACACCTATCACTATTGCCAATGCACTTCTAACATATTTCCTAGTGGATACGAAACCCACAGTGACGAATGCTAACACCACCAATGCCCAAAGCTCTGGTATGCCCATGTACATAACAATTTTTGTGTAATAAGGGAGAAACAAGAAAGTCAATGACCCAAAGAACAAACCATTCGCTGTGCTTGATGTTATCGCGGCTGACAAAGCTCTCGTTGCCTCACCGTTCTTGGCCATGGGGAATCCGTCGACCATTGTTGCGGCCGCGGAGTTGGCTCCGGGTATGCCTAGTAGCACACCACTGAACGAATCACCGGTTGTAGATGAGGCAACGACAGCAACACAAAAGATTACACCAAGGTAGGGATCTCCCACGAAGTATGGCATGATCCCAAATAGTGTTATTAAACCTGTTGTTGCACCTGCGGCCGGTATCAGGCCAATGATTAAGCCGTAAACGATACCTGCCAATAGTATAGCAAATTCCATAGTTATTAATGTTTGGGATTAGTGTTGTGAACTTCACTGGGAGCGTTACAACAAAATATATGCAAGTAATTATCCTATAATATTAAATGCTTGTATGAAATTGAGTCAATTCCTAAGTATGAAAGACTGTTCCATATTTGCTTTCGTACAGTTCCAGTTTGTCTGACAACTCCTTTACTATCTGTCTGTACTCTGATATCTGCACTTCGTGATTGCCTTGCTGTGCCATTAGCATTCTTATCTGATTGTCCTTGTCCTCTATGGCTACAGCTAGGGCCTTGATCTGGTCAGTGTTTTTCATTACTTGCCCTGCCTGTTGTAGGCCTTGAAAGATCTCTTCTTGTGCTTGTTCATAGA